AACGTCAAAGACATTTTTATAGGAGGTGTATTATGAGTTTACACTTTGCAGGCTATTTACTTATCGCAGTCATTTACTTGGTATTCGCTTATAACGAATACTTGTAGTATTCCTTGTTCGAGTGTAAGAGACTACCACCTCTTACACTCCCTAAAGTATAAAAAGTCCTTGTAGGGCTTTATATGAGCCTCTTTTTTCTACAAAACCACCTAAAACAGCCACTCTCAAGCAATTCGCCATCCATCTGCACAACTCCACCACCTCCAAAAACTTCGCCGCCATTTGAAATTTTTTTAGGGTTTTTTTACTATTTTCGATTTTCTCTAAGATATTGAACTTTACTGAGAGGAACAAGTAAATAAAAGAGTTGGACTTGAAGCTATAAGAGGTAAACACTCGTGGAAATGCACATTTTTACGAAGGAAGTGTAGGTTGAGTTTGGTTTTTTTAGATTTATCCGTAGGTTTCGGGTTCGGTTTGTTGTGTGTTTAGGTTTGAGTTGTCAAGGATTTCTTGACTACTGGTGGAGCTTACAAAATGTGGGCTCAGGGGTCAAAACATATTTTTTTAAATATTTTAATATCTTTTGTTTAAGTTTAGAGAGGATATATCTAAGTTTTGGTGGTGGTTTAAGGTTAGAGGGCTGTTTTGGTGGAATATGGGTTAAGGTTAGAGAGTTTTAGAGTGAATATGATAGATAGTGAGTGAAAAGTGGTTTTTAAATCTGAGATAATGAGGGGGAGGGGTATTCCCCAAGTGTGTCGCTCTCTGAGCTATATATGCGATAATCACACTATGAATTATAGATATTTACTCAAAAAATAGGGTAAAAAATTTTCAAATGGCGGCGATTTTTTACTATAAAATGAGTTCGTTTTTAGAGAAGTATTTTATAATTTCATTTGAGCCAAATTGGCATCAATGAGTACTTTTCATTTGAGCCAAATTGGCACCTCTATATTATATAACTATATACTCTTTTTACAAAGAGTATATTTAGCAACTCTTTTTTTAAATATTAGAGAGATTTTTAAACTCTTTTAACCTTTGGATTATCTGCTCTGTAAATTCATCTGGGGCATAAGGCAAAAGAGATAATAACTCTTGGAGCTTTTCACTTTCACTTATATGCTCTATGATTTTAGAGTCTATCTCTTTATCAAGAACTAATTCTATTTTGGAGAGTGCATTTAAAATGTCATCACTTTCTCCAATTTTCATATTTCCTTTTCCATAAACTAACCATGTTAAGTTTATAGGTTCATCTTTTAAAAGCTCTATTACAGTGCCTATCACAACCTTTTTTCTACTGCTCCAGCTCTTAACCATATTGTAATCAATATCAAGCTTTCTAGCTACTTCAGCATTTGTTTTAACTTCAAAGTATTCTTTCAACTTACCCATAATTTCATTAAATTCAAACATTTGTACTCCTTTTGATTGACAATAGTTCGTTTTTGTACTACAATTTCTCTACTAATATATCTATTATACCAAAAACATAGACACAGGGGGTTAAAATATGGAGTATGAACATAAAACAGTAACTTTCGCTGTTCCAGTAACAAAACAAGAATTGGCAACTATTTTAAATGTGAGCTTTGTAACAATTGATAGACTTGTGATGAGCGGAGCTATCGAGTATTTGAAGATTAGAAGCAATGTTCGATTCTCTAAAAAGAACATTGAAGATTATATTGCTTCAGTAACAAGAAGTAAAAAAAACTCAAATGATGGCGAAAAATAAAAATGCTCTATAATCTTTACATCAATCAAAAAATGGGAAACAAAGAAAAAATAAGTGGTAATGCTCTCGTTTTGTTTGAAGCATTTAGACAACTTATGGCTTTGCCTTATATGGAACAAATAGTTATAGATGGCGAGCGATATACATATTTGCATAGAGAGATGATTGTTTCACAGGTGCCATTTTTTATAAACAGCACTAGGACTTTCTCTCGTGCTGCAAAAGAACTCATTGATGCAGGACTTGTGAAAAGTAATGAGAATAATAGATTTCCTGCATATACTTTTACTGATAAAGCCATATCCTACATGACATCTTCTTCTCAAAATGAGATTACAGAAAATCGACAAATAGAGAAGAAAAGCAGAAAAAAACCAATCCTCTCACTTCTTAAAAAAACAAGATTTGATGATTTGAAGCAAGAGTACCTTGATATATTATCCGCTCGTGCAAAAACTATGAGTGAAAAACACAAAGTCCCTTTTAGCGAGTTTGAAATTTTCTTAGAACATCACTCAAAAAATGGAAACAAGTTTGCAAATTGGTTAAGTGCCTACTCTACATGGTGTAGAAATTATAAGAAGTTCCATGCAAATGGCGTCGAAAAAGGTAAGGGAGATTTATATTACGGATGATACGAGTACTTGATGGAATGGCTCTTTTAAAAGAGGTGGATGATATTGAAGATACTGTTTTAAAATCTGATGACTTAAAGAAAATGTATCCTGATAAAATTTTTGTCATAAGACATAATAACTATATTTACAGGGATGCCTTATGCGAAAATGCTCAAAAAGAGGTCACTAATCTTGATGATTATGTCCCCATTGGAGAACTTGCAGATGTTTTATCTGTGCGAAAAGAGATATTTTTAAATCGTATAGAGTTTATGAAAAAGATAGGTGAGAAGTGGTTTGAGTATGTAACCATAAAAGGGATGCACTACATAAAACTTGAAAAAGATGTGAAAGAGTTGATGATGAACTATCAACCTTTTTTAGCAAATTTGCAAGATGCTCATAATGTCGTGCATTGCAAACTAATAGCTGATTTAAAAGTGGGGTTTTACTAATGAGAAATGGCAACTGGTTAAACACTGATACTCTTGAAGAGGAGTTTGGCATAGCAAAAAGTACACAAGCGAAGTATAGAAGTGATAAAACTATCCCATACTCTAAGGTGGGTGGATTTATATTTTACTCACGAGAGAAAATATACCAATGGTTAGAGAGACATAGCTTTGAAGCAGAAGGGATTGTAAGTGAATAATTTAGAGCAGATACGACTTTTAGTTTTAGGGAGCATACTGAGTGCAAATGATTATGGCTATATAGACTTAAATGCAGTTATGGCTAGTGGTGTGAGTAAAGAGCTCTTTGTTGACCCTGCACAAGTGAGTATGTTTGAAGTTATGAAGCTACTGTATGATGGGGATATTCCTTTTGATGATAGTACTGTTATATCATACATGAAAAAAGCAGGTGTTCCAAATCCGCAACAGTTGCTTTTAGCTGTTATGGCTGAAAAAGAGGTCACACAAAGTATATTGCTAGAACATATAGCACTTCTAAGAGAGGATTTTCACAAGAAGATGCTACACTCTTTGAGCGGAGACATCGCAAAGATGCTTCACGATGAAACCACAAGTGCAGATGCAGTCCAGCAGATGATACAAAATGCCATAGATAAGCAAGTGAGCCTAAACAACTCCTCCTCTACAAAAAGATTAAGTGATGTAAGAGCCTTGCGAAAAGCACAGCCACCAGTACAGAGAATCCGCACACATATTCCTTTTATAGATACTGTTTTGACAGATAAACATGGAAACAAGGGTATACGAAACGAGGGACTCTTTTTTATAAGCGGATTAAAGCAGAGTGGTAAAACCTTTGTTCTTACAAGACTGATAGAAAATGTAAGTCGTGAGCATCCTGTAATGTTTGGAAGTATGGAGTTTGGACAAGACCTCTATGATGAAAATGTAGAACAACAGCAAGAGGATGGCAACTTTGATGGAAACATTGAAAATATCTACACTTTTGATGATGTTTATGAGATAAATGCGATTATGGCAGAGATACGACTTCAACATAAGCTTCATGGTATAAAACTCGTAGCACTGGACTCTATGATGAGAATGACAAACAACAATCCTGACCTGAAAACAGATGAGAGAAGAATAAGTGAGACTTTCTCAAAGCTTGGAAAACTCTCTAAGGAGTTAAAAATTCCTATTATCGTTGTTGTGCAGAGTTCTAAAGAGGACTTGAAGTCAAGTATGATAAGTGTTAAAGGGAGCATGAATGCCGACCATGAGGCTTATGTATGGTTTCATTTACAAAAGTCAAAACCAAAAGATGCAACAGATGAGATGAGAAATGTGATTTGGAACAAGAACAAAGATACCCATAAGCACCCTGCTCAATCGTTGATGTTTGTACCACAAACAAGTGACTTTTATAGAGTTGAACTTGATGAACATGGCAATGCTTCTAAGGCACTAGATAAGTTTAGAAAGCCACCTGCAAAGGTAGTTGAGACTGTTTATGAAGAAGTTCCAGCAGTTAGCGAAGAAGCAGAGCATTTTTCTATGCCTGATTTTATGTAAAGGAGAAAATTAAGATGGCACAGATAGGAAGAGTTTACAAGGACAATTATACAAAGGGTGGAAAAACTTTCCCTCTTGTTACTTTAGATATTCGCACGATTACCGTGAGAAAGAAGTTTACTATATCGGTAAATAAGATGAAATTTCCCGAGGGAAAAACGGTTGCACAAGGTGGAATTGCTGTTTCTGGTAAAGAAAATCATCCTGATTATCACATCTGGACAAACCTGAGTAATCGTGGAGAGAGTCTACCATCTGTAATCGTTGGAAACATAAAAGATGCAGTGAGTGAGGGTGGTTTAGCTTATAAAAGAGCGAAGATTTTTGACCCATTTGTGCAAAAGGAGAGCATCTACTTTACACTTTTTGCAGTGGATGATGATAAAAAGATAGATGAGAACCATCTCTACAATGTTGTAGCAGAGCCATATAAAAAGATGGATAACAGTGCTGCTAACGATAATGCACCTGCAACAGCAAACTATGCAAACGAAGCTCCACAACAGAGCTATACAGAACAAGATGGTAGTCAAATACCACTTGTCGAAGTATAGATGAAGATGAGATTCCATTTTAATCTATGAGTGAAGTTAAAAAGGCACTTGCCAAAAAAAGAGCCGAGCCAATCCGCCTTGCAATGGCAAGAAAAGATTTACTCCACTATGGCAGGTATATATTTGAAGAGGAGTATGAGACTCCTCTTTTAGAGTCGTGGTATCATAGACTTTTATGTGATGCTTTGATGCGAGTTGCAAGTGGAGAAGTTACACGGCTTATCATCAATATACCCCCAGCTTATGGAAAAACAGAATTTGCAGTACGGCTTTTTGTCTCATGGTTTTTAGGCAATGCTCCTAAAAAGAGAGTGATTTATACTTCATATAGTGATGATTTAGCGACAAAAACACCTGCTGAAGTGAAAGAGCTTATAACTTCAAGTGCTTATAAAAAAGTGTTTGAAGGTATAAGTTTAGGGAGAAAAAAAGCAGATAAAGAGTGGTACTTGGAGTCTAATGGTGGGATGTTTTCTACTACTGTGGGGGGTGGTATTACAGGTTTTCATGGAAATGTTGTTATCATAGATGACCCTATGAAAGCTATAGAGAAGAACTCTAAGGCTACTCGTGACTTAGTAAAAAACTTCTACAAAGGGAGTATATCTTCACGACTTCGTAAGGATGACCCTAACAGTGCTATTATTGTCATCATGCAGAGATTACATGAAGATGACCTTGTAGGGTATCTGCTTGAAGAGGAGCCTGATATTTGGACTCATATAAATCTTACAGGTATAGAAGATGAGCCAAAAATATATGATTTTTTTGATTTTCATTATGAGAGAGCGGCACATGAACCCCTTAACCCACACTTTGAAAATGTAACAAAACTAGAGCGACAAAAAATAGTTATGAAAGAGGATTGGTACTCTCAGTATATGCAAGACCCTCGAACCATAGAGACTGGGTATGTCAGCAAAGATGATTTTGTGAGTGTTACAAAGTGGGAGATAGACGAAGATAACAAGTGTATAAGTATAGACCCTGCACAGAGTACAAAAGAGACAAGCGACAACAGGGCTATAAGTCTTGTAGGAGTAAGCCTCAGCAGTGAGAAGATAGAGCTTTTTAATGTTTATGGTACTTGGTTTGGAAAGTGGAGCAATGAGGAATTCATCACTCATATCATACAGATTATGCTTGAAAATCCTAGTGTTCCTGTTTTTATGGAGAGTAGTGGTGGTGGGATTATTACAGAGCAATACTTAAAAAAAGAGATACAAAAAGTAAACTATAAACTCAAATCACAAGGGAAGCCTATCATTACTAACAGAGTTGTTCTGTTTAATCCAAAAACGAAGATAAGCAAAAATCAGAAGATAGACCAGAGTGTTACTTGTTTGAAAAATCATCAAATACGATGGATAGTTGGTGCAGATGGAGAGGAGCAAGTGAAGCAGGAGTACTTAGGTTTTCATCCTGAAAAAGACTCCAAACAAGATGACTGCATGGAGACTATAGCAAATGTAGTTGTCAATGGTTTTGTGAGTGCAAAAGTAAAAAGAGAGCCAAAAACAACAGTTTCAGTAGCAGGTGGATTTGATAGAGCAAGGCAAAAATCACGATGGAGATTGTAAACCTCCTATATAGACAGTATAGTTAAGCACAAAAAAAGAGCTACACTTTTTTAATAATTTAAGAAGGTGTTTAGTTTATGAGAGATGTGACTTTAGATATTTCATCAATTGGGTTAAGTGTTGGCGATATTATAAGTCTACAGCTTGTCGATAGTATGGGAAATTCGTATAACGGAAGTGTAGAAGAGAGTATAACACTACAGAGTGCAACTTTTACAAAATCACTACTTGAAAATGAAGCCATAGAGGCATTAACTTATTATAAATTAACTCTACCAAATGGAATATATTATAACTTCCAACTACATTTAGATTCTGAAAGTACAGCTCCACATGACCTCTACCCTCTTCTAAAATTTGGATGCATTGCATCTGTTTTTAGCACAGAGACAAATAAATTAGATAATGATTTTGTTAAAAAACTTGATATTTATTTTAGTGGTAGAGAGGCTCATTTTAGTGTGAGACAACAAGATGTTGTGACATTATATGAATATTATGCAGACAATATAATCAACACAACATCAACAATAGACATTATTAGAAAAATAGATGAGTATTTATCTACATTAAAAAAAGGTGACATACAATGAGTTTTATAGAAAATGTAAACAAATTAAAATTGGCTTTAGATGGCGGAATAGAATTAGCAATAGATAAGATTAATCAAAATATACAAGTATTTGATGTTAATGTAACCGATGCACTTGCTAGTTTAACATACAAAAGAGACTCAGCTAGACACTCACACTGCAACTAAAAAAACAGAGTTAGATAGTTATGAAGCTACAAAAGAGACTCAGCTAGACACTCACACTGTAGCTAAAAAAACAGAGTTAGATAGTTATGAAGCTACAAAAGAGACTCAGCTAGACACTCACACTTCAACTAAAAAAACAGAGTTAGATGCTTATACAAATGAGTTTATTATAAGTGTACGAAGAAACAAGATGCAAGATTTTGGACTTGGTATACGAGTTTCATTATAAAAATTGTGACCTACAAGTCACTAAACTGACTTAAAAAAAATAGGAGTGAAGAATGGGAATAAAAACTACAAGAGATATTTTGATTTTAAGACTTGAAGAAGTTGCAAAAGCGAGTACAGACTTAGAACAGTTGAGCTACGCAGGTGCTAGCTTAAGTAAGTTAGCTGATATAAACTTTGATGTTTTACCAAGTGATACATCCTACAACATAGGAGTAGTTGGAACAGCAGGATTTGGTGTTGCTGCTATGAAAGATGAGTTGTTGCCTGCAGGGTTTACAAAAATGAGTGGTCATACGGATATTATGCACCCTAACTATGGATGTGTAGTTGATGCAGTGGGGAGTGTGTTTGAATATATCCCACCATTTCATTATAAGATGGTAGGAAATGTTATATCAATTTCTACTATTTCAGTGAGTGGATATGTGAAACCTCGTGCATTTTATGATGCTCCTAATGGTTTTTTACATTTTAAATATTTAGCAGGAAATGTAGGCGGTAAGCTTACTTCTCAACAGTATTTAGACCCATTAAGTACAAGCACTTCGCATAACCCGATAGGAAGTCTTGTATCAGCTCCTGCGAATAATTATGCAGGTTTTGTGGATGCTTGTCATAGTGCTGGGTATAAAACTACGACAATATTTGAATGGAATGCACTGCAACTTATTGCACTTGCTCAAGGTCAAAGTGGTGCTTCAACTTCACTTGTTGCATTTAATGATGTTGCTCCATACTTTCCAAAAGGAAACTTGGCAAATGCACTTAAAGATGTGAATGATGCAAGTGTAACCTTTACAGGAAGTGGCTACTCTAATTGTGCCTTAACAGGAAGTGGCTCGAACTTTGCAAAAACTACACATAACGGTCAAAACTCTGGTATAGCAGATATGAATGGTAATATGTGGAAGATTGTAACAGGTCTTACATACTTAGCGAAAGTAACAGGAACTTCATCTGCAAGTGGTGGAACAACAGTGACAATTGCAAGCCATGGTTTAGCAGTAAATGATGTTATATACTTTGGTGGAACACCTAGTGTTGGCTCTACTTATAACACAGCAGCTTATACAGTAACAGCAGTAAATGATGGAAATACCGTTGTTGTAAACAATGCCCTTGAGAGAGCGATAGCATCTACAGATGGTGTTTACTCTGCAAGATACTTTAGAATATTAAAATCTAGTGTAAATCCTAGTGATTTAACAAGTTCAAACCTTTTAGATGCAACTCTTTACGATTTACTTGATTTAACTGGAATCGTTGGAAGTAATGCAGGGTGGATTTATCTTGGGAATGGTGCTGAACAAGTGCTTAACTTCTCGACAGATACAAACTCAAATGATTACAAAAAAGCAAGTGTTGGTATCCCTATGGATGCAGGTGTAAATAGCTCTGGAACTACAAGTTTTGGAAATGATGGAATGTATCGTTATCTTAGAAATGGAATGGTCGTGATTGTCGGTGGGTCTTGGGGTGACTCTGGTTATGCTGGTGTTTTCTGCTCCTATCTCAGCTATTATTCGTCTAACTCGAACCTCAATGTGGGTGGTTTCGCCTCTGTGTCTCTGTAAGAGTGAACGATAGTGAGCGGTATGAGTACACAAGAAAAAGTTAGTGGTGGAGAGATAAGCTTAAACAGAAAGTTTGTTGAGATGATGAAACTTCTCAACATCTATCTAAACCATTTTCCAAAACATGAGAAGTTTGCACTAGCAAATAACATACGAAATACCGCTTACAAAGTCTATGACTTGATAAGTGAGTGTCAAAAGAGGTACTACAAAAAAACAACTTTGACCTCTCTTGATATAGAACATGAGAAACTGAGAATGCAGATAATTTTAGCAAATGAACTTAACTATTTTGCATTTAAAGACTCAAGAAAAAATGTTAAAGATGCGAAACCTGAGCATAGGTTTTTAGCAATCTCTAAGATGATAGATGAGATAGGAAAAATGATAGGTGCTTGGATAAACAAGCTAAGAAAGACAAACGAGTTTAAATAAACTCAATGGGCTACCACATTAATATGAACTGTGCGGTCGTGATTGTCGGTGGGAATTGGAGTAACTCTGGTAATGCTGGTGTTTTCTGCTCCAATCTCAACAATTATTCGTCTAACTCGAACAACAATGTGGGTGGTTTTGACTCTGCTTTAATCCTAATATGCCTTATGCAAGATTGGAAGAAGAGGGGTGTGGAGTCCAGCTAAAAGCGAAATTTTAAAGAGGGGAAAAGTTAAAGTATGGCTAATATAAATACAAAATATGGTTTAGAAATTCCGAGAACCTCGAAACGATACGGGCATTTATATGAGCTTGCTTTCTCTAAAGATAATCTTCATGCAGGATATTTGGAAGCACGAAGAGGAAAAAGAAGCAAGGAAGCTACATATATATTTGAAAAACATTTAGGTGAGAATTTAGATGCTCTTTTTGAAGAGTTAAAAAATGGTACATATACTCCCCTTAAATGTAAAGAGTTTATAGTTTACGAACCTAAGCGAAGAGTTATAAATGCTCCTCACTTTAGAGACTTAGTAGTACAACATGCAATTTATAGAGTGATATACAATATCTTTAACCCTACATTTATAGATACAAGCTATGCCTGTAGAAAAAATGGTGGAACACATAAAGCAAGTGTGTACACTCAAAAATCAATGCAAAAATATAGTGGAAATCTGTACAGTGTCAAGTTAGATATTAGAAAATTCTTTTACTCTATCAATAGAGAGATATTAAGAAGTCAGTTTGAAAAGAAGATAAAAGACAAGAAATTTATAGATATTTTAATGCTATTTGTTGAGATTGATAGTAATGACACAGGAATACCTATAGGAAATCTTTTAAGTCAAATATTTTCGCTCATTTATATGAATGTTTTAGATCACTTCATAAAAAGAGTGTTAAAAATAAAACACTATGTCAGATATGTTGATGACTTTGTGTTGATAGGGCTTACTTTAGAAGAGTCAAAAGAAGCGAAAATGCAGTGTGAGAAGTTTGTTCAAGATAACTTACAAATGGAACTAAGTCACTGGCATATATTAAAAATCAAAAGGGGGATTAATTTTGTTGGGTACAGAACATGGAAATCTTTTAAAGTTGTAAGGAAACACTCTCTTTATAAGTTTAAAAAAGCAGTTGTGAAAGAGAAAATTAGTTCAATAATTTCTATTATTGGTCATGCGAAAGGTACAAAGTCACTTAAATATTTAAGAAGTATTTTAGAGCGTTGTATGCCTGAATATAAAAATTTAATACCGATTAGGAGTCAAAAATGTTTAAGTATGTAAAATATACAAAAGTTGAAACTGCAGATACAGTTTTAGAGTTTAGAGGTCAAGATGACAAAGTAGAAGTAAACCACTTTAGCGATAATGATGTAGTAGGTGTGAGTGTTGTTTCACTCAAAGGAACTTCAGCAGATATTGATGCACTTGTAACACAGCAAGCAACTGAAATAGGATGTACTGAAATCACTCAAGATGAGTTTAAAACACTCGTTGCAGACTCTGCACAACTCAATCGCATTCGCCAAGTAGTCAAAGAGCATATAGCACTGAAATATGACAGCGCAGATGAGATAGCAATGAGCAAAAGAGCCGTTGATGATGTGAAGAGAGTTGCTTATGAGTCTTATGTAACGGAGTGCTTAGCAGTTGGATATGTGCTTAAAGCAGAAATAGGGTACTAAGATGCCATACAGCAACATAGATGATATACCATCGAAAACAAGCTGGATTGTGTTTTTTTTCGGAATAGTAGGTGCACTTATTAACTATGGTCGAAGAAAAGATAAAACTTTCACACAGAAAGTTTTTCTGTTTATAAGCGACTTGATAAGCTCTGTAATGCTTAGTGTCATCACATTCATAACAGTTATTGGATTTGGAGGAACTGAGATTTTAGCAGTTGGTATTGCTGGATTCGTTGCCCACCAAGGCACAAGAGCTGTCTATCTCATAGAGTTAATAATTGCGAAAAAATTCAATGTAGATATAAATAAAGATATACAAGAAGAATTAAAATAGAGGGAGGAGGTAATTGTGGCTATATTTGAAAAATCTATTAATAAGACACTTCTAAACGAGGGTGGGTATATAAATGACCCATCCGATAAAGGTGGAGAGACAAAGTTCGGTATCTCCAAGAGAGCTTATCCTGATGTGGATATAAAAAACCTCACAACTGATGATGCAAAAGAGATTTATAAACGTGACTATTGGGATAGTCTAAGAGCTGATAGTATAAATTCTCAAAAAGTAGCCTTTGAACTATTTGATACAGCAGTAAATATGGGTGTTAGAACATCATCAAAACTCATACAAGGATGTGCAGATGTACACCCTGATGGTATTATTGGAAACATAACATTGCAAAAAATAAACAGTATAGATGAAGAACTCTTGCTGCTTAGGTTTAAACTGGCGAAAATTGCAAGGTATGCTTACATAACAAAAAAACGACCAGCAAACAAAAAGTATCTACTTGGGTGGATAAACAGAACTTTAGGAGAATAAGATGGGATTTTTTAATTTTTTAGGTGGTGGAATAGTTGAATCAGTTGGAAAAGTAGCCGATGAGCTTATAACAAGTGATGAAGAACGAATGGAAAAAAACAATGAGAAGTTAAAAACTCAATTATCTTTTAAAAACGAGATGGCTAAAAACGATTTAGCATACGAGGGTGAACTTACAAAAAGACTTCAAAGTGATAATCAGGGTAATTTTTTAACACGAAGTGCAAGACCAATGACTCTTTATTTAATGTTAGCACTCATTTTCATAATGGTTTTTGGAAATATGTTTGGAGTTACAATAGATGACAAATATATTGATATGGTTCAAATCTTAGCTATGACAGTATTTACTTTTTATTTTGGTGGAAAAAGTATAGAAGCATTTAAGCATGGTAGAATTCTATGAACAATAACAATCTAGCTCATGCTGCTGTAGCAAAAGCTAGAGAACTACAAGTTCTCATAGATACTTTAAACAATACAACCACAGTTGAATTGCTAGCATCTATAAATTATCTAAACAATATTGATAGTGCAGAGCTTGCAATCAACTCTAAATCTATAAATTTGATTGTTTTGTTAAAAACTATGCAAGATGATATAACTCTTATTCAAAATATAGATTTTAATAAGATAATAAATTTAGCAGATACTATTGATGCAAAGGTAAGCACAATAGAATCAGATACAGCTATAACATCACAAGCAAAGAGCGATACTATCACTGCAATTTCACAAGCTACACTCTATAATCCAACACAACAAGAAAGACGATATAAGGCAAATTTTTTTGGCATACAACTATTTTAAAGGAAAAATGAATGGCAATTACAATAACTGATTTAACAACAATTTATGATGATTTTTTAAAAAAAGGGCTTGATGGACTTACTAAGTTACAAGCTGATACTCAAATGGAAGATGAGTTTTTAGCAACAGCAAGTAGTAATATAATTGCAGCAGCAATGCAAAACAGTGTACAAGCTTATGAATCAGTGAAACGAGCATCACTCATTGATGAGCAAATTGAAACAGAAAAGAAAAAAGCTCTTGACATTGCAAGTTCAACAGCTGTAAGAGATGCACAATCTGCACAAGACCTACTCAACAAAGCAAGTGAGAAAGCTCGTATAGATGAACAGACAGTGCTTACGAGTAAGCAAGTAGATA